AACATCTTAGGGTTCATCTGAGCGTACTCATCTAGCACGACCCCGTCTAAATAAATTCCACGAAGCGTGTCGTAATTGTCAGCCCCGTATAACTGTATTCTTGCTCCCATAAAGTCGGCTCTTAGTTCTGCCTCGTTAAACTTTACTTCGGGAAACACAGAACACAATCTTTTTAATTCATCCCATGCTACTGTCTTTGCCTGCTTAAACAGAGGTGCTATGTATGCATAGCGTGGCTGTCTTTTGCCGGCTTGTATATCTTCTACAGAACTTTTTATGAGCTGGTTTATAGCAAACACAGTCTTACCAAATCGCCTGTGACATACAACTACATTAAATCTATCTAGATTAGTATGTAAGTGTTTCTGTAAATCCCTAGGTGTATAGGGAATTACTATGGATTTCCTCTCCTCTTGCATAAATACTAGTGTACTTTGCTATCCTTGTTCCTTAATATTTGATTAGCGTCTGCAATGTCTGCTTCATCGCTGGCCCATTGTATATCAAACTGCCTATCCTCTACAACAACGTGGTGTTTCGGAGACCATCCGGCCTGAGTCTTTAACCAGAACGTAGTCATGCTAGGGGATTCACCACTAACAGCCATTTCATACGCAACACCTGCGACTCTTGCAGTTCTTTTCTCTTTACCTACTGCTAAATTGTGTGCATAATATTTATTTAGGGTGGCATTACTAATACCCATAACTTTAGCTATAGTATGCTGGTCTAATCCTATAGTAACCATCTCTTCTACTTTAGAATAGTCATCATCTGTAGGCTTATATGTCTGTCCACGCTTGATTCTAGACTTTTTACCACCAGCTTTCTTGGATTCTGCACTAAGACCACCAGTCGGCCTACCTTTTTTACGCTCAATCTTTAATACAGCATCAGCTGGTACTATACCTTTAGCAGATGCTACTGCATATCTAAGCTCTTCTTCGAGTTCTTTCTCTATTTCTCTAATTTCTTCTTCAGAATCTACAGAAATTGTACCTTTATTTGCCATAAGTTTAGTATTATACCAGAATTCAAATATTGTTTTAGTTGTTACCTAGAATATTCTAGTGATTGTTTCTAGTAGTAAATTATATATAGTATATCTACACTAGAAGTCTAGGTATGTTTAAGCATTTAACTAAAAGTAAAACAATATTATACCATATGAAGTATATTATCCTACTTTTATTTTCTTAGGCCGAAATCCATGTGCCGGAATCTGGGCCTCTGGGTTGAAAAAATAATAATTTTATACACGGGTTAGTTTCCCGGGATGGACTTTGTACAGTTTGGGTGGGGTGGCATCGTTCTTTCAGGGATAAACATATATATGAATTCATACATAGCTTTGACTGGGTCATCTATATGAATACATACACAGCAATTCATGTGACGGATTCAAACATATATATGAATTAATACCTATCATTACATACATAGCAATTCATACAAATAAATTCATTGATACGATGTCATATACAGTGATTCATATATACCTATTCATAATAATCAATTGATACATAGTTTTAAATCGTTGCACTTCTTGAAGTGTGAACCCTTGCAAAAATAAAGTTGCCATTTCGCTTGACATCATTTCGAATCTATGGAAAATGAGAGGTGTTAGAGCAATTCTGCTTTAATCAGTGCCGAAAGGCCGAACAATTGAAACGGTATATCTTAGAGGTTTTAGGCCTTTAAGGTTAAAACCAAAGAGACATACATTTCAATATTATTAATCACACTTCTTGAAGTGTAAAACAATGGAGAAATACAATGTCAAAATCAAAAGATAACACTAAGAATATACCTAAGCACATTCCACTGGATAAAAACAAAGTAGAAAAGGAATACATAGAGTCTCAGGAATGCAAACTAGCAGAAAAGGAATTAAAAGCCCTTGATACAGCTAACAAAGCATTCGATAAAAGAGTTTTCAAATGGATAACTACTACTAACCCGGCGGGTGTACAAACTAGCATTCATAATGTTTTTAATTTTGCTAACTTTCACAAGGTTGTTAAGCCGAATCAACAAAAGTTGAACCAGTTAAAACAAGCCTTTGACAGAGCAACACTAAAAGCCGAAAAGGATGACAAATTAAAAGAGTTTGTTAAGGAAAACAGGAAAACAATCCATAACAATACTATTAATAACAATGAGTCTATAAAGCTAGATACACCATTGGCCCGTAAAGGTGGAATTAATAAGATAGTTATTGACATCACAAAAGATAAAGATGGGAATTTCAAAACATCGGAAGAGATGGCAAAGGAATCACCCAAAAAGATTCAAGAACTTAAAAACTTATTAAATGAATATTGGATTGACGTTGAACTCATAAAAGAGGAAAACAAAAAGAAAATAGAAGAGCGACAAGCTAAAGAAAACGCTCCCGCTTAGGTTAAGAATAAAACCCAGTCTAACAAACTGGGTTTTTTTTGTGCTTTAAAAATTAATAACTGAGATGGGATAAACTAAATGCTTATTTCGTTTGACTTATTCATTTTTATATGGATAATTAATTGCAAACAACAGACAAACACTCACACTTCGTGAAGTGTAGAAATATAGGAGTATAAATGTACGATACAATGAAAGAATACCTAACCGATTTATATATAGATGATTGGGATAGGAAAATGCAAGAGCGTGATTTGTGGTATGTCGCTGACAATACAGGCCTTGTAATGATGCGGGATATGGATTTTGAGTCCGCAAATGTGTATGCCAATAAAATAGAGGGATGCATGGCACACAGACAGCTAGACTAGCAAGTTTCTCTCCATAGGCTTGCTTTGTCCTGAGCATGACAGTAAACTGCTCACTTATTTGTGCCAGAGTTAAGAGTACATATGTATAGCTTATCCGACACATCTCACAGGTATCTAATGCCAATGGTGGAAGTCCTGAAAATCTAGAGAAGAGTCCTGAGCATGACAGTAAACTGCTCACTAAATGCGTACCCAACTACAGTAAGGGTAGCAAGGGAAATTAGTAGTTAATGAACTTGCCTTTTAGTTGTTAGAAATATAGGCTATCGCTATTAACTCATGAGGGCGATAGTCTATACTCCTATTAACTAAAGTGGAGGTTTGCCTATGCAAACAATTAAAATTGGTGAGTTTGAATACTCAAGAACTAAGATAAAGAATAATATTCTTAGAGTGTATGCTGATAGCCTAGAGTCAGAGAAAAATGACTGGTATAGAGAAGCTCATCAGTGGGCAGTCGATGTTTCTAATTTTTTATACAGTTTTAAGAGGTTAAATGTCAGTGTTAATCAGGTGTTAGGTATAACATCAGCACTTTCACCCCTCAAGGAATGGGAAAAGAATAAGGAATTGGCTGTTGATTTTATTCTTAGTGGCGATTGTGGACATATGAAAAACAATAAAAGTAAAGCGTCTGCAATTTTAAACTTGCAATATTCAGGCAATGGACATCCAATGGACTCGCAGAGGGATGAGGTTTTCAGAGAAAGTAATGTATATTATGACGATGAGATACTTAAAATTTTAAATGGTAATAAAACAATGAGATTTTATTTAAACATGATGTACCCTTACGATGCTACAGGTGTTACTGTGGATAGGCATGCTATTGCAATTGCGATAGGCCGAACTGCAACAGAAGTAGAACAGGTATTAACACCTAGCAAGTATACTTTTATAGAAAATTGCTATAAAATAACTGCTGATGCACTGGGATTGACACCCTTGCATCTGCAATCTATTACTTGGCAAGCGTGGAAACGCATTAAGAAGGAGGTGTAATGGCCGATATGACTGGTAGAAACTGGGAAAGTGGTCATGAACTTATAGATGTTGCTGTAATGCTGAAAAAACTCAGGTATTTACAGCACGATGCAGACTTTGAGGATAATGCAGAGGATTATGCATATTATAAGGGCATGGCTGACTATTACCAAGAGCTGTCCGATAAAGGACAGGAATTTAATGTTAATTTTTAAGGAGAAAATATGAGTTTTATGGAAATGTTTGAACAAGCATATGCTAAACCTAGCATAGATGTTACTACTCTAAAGAAAGGTGAGTGGTATATTATTGACATGATGGGCATGAATGTCCGAGCCAAGCTGATGAGCTCGCCAAAACAAGGCAAGGGATGGAAGAAAACTGTCATGATGGATGTGCGTGGCTCTGATGTAGGCATGTATGATGAGATGGGCAGTGTATATGTGTCCAAGATTATAGAACACTACCCCGGTGGGGCTGGAGGATACAGTCATGCGTAGAGAAAAAACCTATCATTGTTGTGTTGATGTGACATATACACAATGGATATATGTGGATGCTGAGAGTCAGGAGGAAGCTGTCAAGGCTGCGAAGGATGAAGCCATTGACATGCACCCCAACTCTTTAGTCTTGAATAAAGTTGAAGTGTTTGATGCTTATGCAGAATAGATACTATAGACTGACATCAGGCAGAGAAGTAACTGTGCAAGATGTAATGGATGCTACTGGGCTGTCAAAGCCCGGTGCATACAAAAGATTAGCACTAAACAGGGATGATGAGACTGTGTTTTTAAAAGCAGGTGCTTTGTTGGGTATGAAACAGGCTAAAAGCAAGTGGGTTAGTGAACCAGTGCGAGTAGCTATGGGCATACCCATCAATCCTAGTTACTTGGATGGTGTAGTAAAAGGAAACTCTATGTATAATAGAGATGGTGAGCTAATGAAGTATGGTGCAAGATGTGCATTAGTCAGGTACAACGCCAAGCTCAGGAAAGAATGGCGAGATAGCACACCTAATATTAAAAACAAGGAGCGATATGGCTGATAAGTATTTAAAATTGTATGATGAATGCAATAAAATGAGGGCTGAACTTGACCAAGAAGTAAAAAATGTGACTGGTGATAAAGAGTTAGAGGTATTTCTTGATAAAGTTGAGCGATTAAAAAGTAAATATAATAAACTTAAAGAATTGGAGGATGCATGGATATAACAATATATGCAAGCGATGTAAGAAACTTTGATGATGAAGTAGAGAGACACTTCAATGTCGAGGAATGGTTTGGTCACAAGTTATTTGATGAGCATGACAGGCTTAGTCTAGATAACTATGACTATGCGGTTGACCCTCGGACATACATAGGTATAATGGTAGATATGCAGGAGCAAATCCATGACCTGCGTAGCCAGATAGAACTACAGAAAAAGTGGATTAAAAATAGAGAGGAGGTAGAAAAATGGGATGGTTCAATGTTAAAGTAAAGCTAACACAGGAGTCAGTTTTTAATGTAGATGTAGAAGCTGATAGCCATGATGAAGCAGAGCAAGTGGCCAAGGACAGTGTATGGGATGATGACTACGCTGACTGGATAAGAACAACACTTGAGATTACTGACGAGGAGTATGATGCTGATGAGTGGTGTATGGAGTGTGACAGACCTATTGATTACTGTGAATGTGAGGAGGATGAAGATGAATCCAAATAACAACAAGCACTTCAACGATGAGGCTCTTAGGATTAACAGGATGTTAAAGAAAGAGAACGATGAGTTGAAGGATAGGATTGCTGAACTAGAAAGAAAAGAAATACTCTATCAAGATTGGTTAAAGGAGTATAATAATAAATTTGCGGAGGAGAATGATGGCTGATATAAATGGTGTTGAGCGTACCTATGCTAACAAGGATGAGTACGATTTTGAGGGTGGAGAGTACGATAGTGATGAGGTAGATGCTATAATGCAGAGCGAAGAATATAAGCGTGAGCATATGGACTTTAGTGAACTACTACTAAATGATTATATAAAGAATAAAGATAGGTGGATAAAAAGAAACCTATGATATAATAATACTTAGTATATATACTAGGTATGCCTATGATGTTACTATTAGTAATTAGTATATAGTATATATTCTAGGTGTACCTAGTTAGTATCTCTAGAAGTGCTACAGTTTTTCTTCCATTTTTTCTGTGGCACTTCTAGTGGTATTAATACTGCTAGTAGGACTACGCATTTAAATGCGTGGTATTGATGTTAATTATAAAGGAGATGTATATGTCAGAAGCAATGACACTAACTGGTAAGGTTGTATTCAACCATGTAACTAAGCCCGATAACTTCAAAGGTACAGAGAGATATGCTCTTACCATTGCGTTGGATAAGGCAGGTAAGAAACTGGCTGAGAAAGCAGGACTGAAGACCAATGAGTATGATGGTAATGTACAGATTACTAGTCGCAGGAAGATAGACTTTGACCGACCTAAGATTTACAATGTAGATAAGGAAGAGGTTGGTGTTGGTCACTTATCTTTGTATGGAGATACTGTATCCATGCGAGTCAAGCAGGGTAAGGGAGACTACAGCGAGTACACCTACTTGGAGGCTATTCGTGTAGAAGAGAAGGCGGATGGAGTTGAGGACTTTGACCCATCTGAATTCTAATTCTGACTAGGCTGTTAAACAGGGGCATCTTCGGATGCCCTTTATTATTTTAGTAAGGGAGAAAATATGGAAAATAAATTACTCCGTAAGGAGCAGTGCCCCGACTGTGCTAAGGATGGTGGTGACACTAGCAAGGATAACATGGCTGTCTATTCAGATGGACAGACACACTGTTATGCTTGTAACACACACGGATTTGTTGAGCACAAAGAAAAGGTACAGGTAGCAGAGACTACCAAGAATAAAGACTGGTTGGTGGAGTACAACAGGGGTGATTACCATGCACTGCCTGATAGAAAGCTAAGAGCCGAGACACTTGAGAAGTACAAGGTCAAGTCAGAGATGGATGGCAAGGGAAAGATAATCAAACACCACTATCCTAATCACAACAAGAAAGGTGAGATGGTTGGCATAAAAACTAGGATAGTAGCCAACAAACAATTCTTTGGGGCAGGCAAGACTGATGCAACAAACCAGTTGTTTGGTCAGAGTTTGTTCAGAGCAGGTGGTAAGTTTGTTACCATATGTGAGGGCGAGCTTGATGCTATGGCTAGTTACGAAATGTTTGGCTCTAAGTTTGCTTGTGTTAGTGTGGTTAATGGCTCCCATTGTGTGGATAACATCAAGGCTAACCTTGAATGGTTGGATTCATTCGAGACTGTAGTGTTGTGCTTTGATAGTGATGAAGCAGGAAGAAAAGCTGCGAAGTTGGTAGCACCTATACTCGGTCCGAATAAATGTAAGATACTTACACTGGCTAAACATAAGGATGCATGTGATTACCTAAAGAGTGGTGATGGCAAAGCATTCTATGATGAGTGGTGGAATGATGCCAAGCCATACACTGTGAGTGGTGTAGCTACCATCGAGGACATGCGTAATGCCATGATGAACTACCGGGATACAGAACTAATACCTCTGCCCGATTCGTTTGGTAATCTTAATGAGATGATGCGTGGTGGTGTGGCTAGAGGTGAGTTAGTCAGTATCATTGCACACACCAGTATAGGTAAGACCACCATACTTAATGAATTAATCTACCACTTTGCATACAAGACGGATGAAAAGATAGGTTGTTTTATGGTTGAGGATAACATAGACGAGACCATTAGAAAGGTGGTGAGTGTACACACTGGTGAGAACATGCAGTTGACAAAGCCTAATGACTTGGATGTTGATGGCATTATGGACAACGCTATTGACATAGGATTTGGCTCACAGATACAATTACATAATGATGGTGGTGGTAGTATAGACTTGGAAGAAATGTTTGCCAAGATTAGATACTTCATCAAGGGAGTGGGCTGTACTGTTATACTTGTAGACCCACTACATACTGCCATTAAGAACCTAAGCAACGAGAACATTGAGGAAGTTATGGATAGATTTATTAAGCTGTGCAAAGAGACAAAGGCTACAGTCATACTGTCTACCCATACAAGAAAGCCTGACGATGGCTCCCACCCTCACAAGATTAGTGAGTATGATGTCAAGGGTAGTGGTGCTATACCACAGGCATGCCATACCAACATACTATTCTCAAGAGACAAGTTGGCAGAGGATGAGTACGAGAAAAACTCTACTAGGATACGAGTGCCTAAGATGAGAAGGACTGGACAGACTGGTGAAGCAGGCTGGGCATACTTCAATGGTGAGACTGGTAGACTAGAGAAAGGACACAATCCTATAGCCGATGGAGGTGGCGATGCGGACTTTTAGTTGTGACATAGAGACAGATGGACTAGACCCTAGTGTTGTGTGGTGTATAGCTGTGCAAGATGTAGACTCGGGACAGGTCATTACCTTTTCAGGTACTACACTAGGTTTGTTCAAGCCTTGGATGGCATCAGAGGTAGACTGTCTTGTGTTTCACAATGGCATTGGTTTCGATGTTCCAGTGCTGACTCGCTTGTGTGGCATAGACTTTAGCAGTGTCCAAATAGAGGACACATTGGTGATGAGCCAGTTAGATGAGCCACGCAGAGAGGGTGGTCACTCACTTGCTAGTTGGGGTGAGCGTCTAGGATTTGACAAGGGAGACCACGAGGACTGGTCTAAGTTTAGTGAAGAGATGTTGTCTTATTGCATAAGAGATACTGAGATAACAACCAAGCTATACAGAAGACTAAAGCTAAAGGAACTAAGTCAAGATGCACTGGAGCTTGAGTACGCTACAAAGAAACACTGCACACAACAAGAGAACAACGGATGGCACTTTGATTTTCATGGTGCAATGATGTTGCTACAAGATATTAATGAGGACTTGCGTAGTGTGGAAGAGGAGGTACATAAGACATTCACACCACTTGCAGTGTGGAAAAGCAAGACACCAGTTAAGAACAGGTGGAAGAAAGGTGGTGGCAGGACTGTAGCATATCAGGCAGAGGTGGACTTACAGTGTCACACCAATGATGATGATGACTATGGGTACTGGCACTACCCTGAGTTTAATCTAGGTAGTAGACAGCAGGTGGGCAGGTACTTAATGCACTATGGTTGGAAACCTACAGAGTTTACTAACACAGGACTACCAAAGGTAGACGAGGGTACACTCAAAGATGTTGACATACCTGAGGCCAAGCTGATAGCTAGGTACTTGATGTTACAAAAGAGACAGGGTCAGGTCAGCAGTTGGATAGATGAGTACAACCACACAACAGGAAGAATACATAGCAGAGTACACACTATGGGAACTGTCACGCACCGCATGTCTAGTAGTAACCCGAACTTACAGCAAGTTACTGCAAGTAACAAGGAGTACGGACAAGAGATGCGTGGTTTGTTTACTGTTCCTGATAACAAAGTAATTGTAGGTGCAGACCTCAGTGGACTGGAGCTCAGATGTCTCGCCCATTACATGAAAGATGACAACTACACAGAAGAGATACTTAGTGGTGACATACACACAGCCAATCAAAAAGCTGCTGGACTTGCTACTCGTGATGAGTCCAAGCGATTCATCTATGCTTACCTATATGGTGGCGGTGACAATCTGATAGGAAACATATGTGGTGGTGGCAAGGAGCTAGGCAAGAAAGTAAAGGCACAGTTTCTAGACAATACACCAGCACTGCGTAACCTAAGAGTACGCATTGAGAAAGCCAGCAAGCGTGGCTGGATTAAGACACTTGATGGTCGCAAGGTACATGTGCGTAGTCCACACTCAGCACTGAACTTCTTGTTGCAGAGTGCAGGCTCAATCATAGCCAAGAGAGCGTGGGTTATATTTCATTCTCTTGCTAAGGACTATGAATACAAGCAGTTAGGTGTGATACATGATGAGATACAGATAGAGTGTGACTCATCAGATGCAGATGCAGTAGGCAAGCTAGTGGTTAAAGCAATGGAAGACACCACTAACTATTACAAATTAAATTGCCCGATTACAGGTGAGTATAAAATAGGTAAAACATGGAACGAGACACACTAGTTATAGGGTAAAATACATACTAATTTTAATGAGAGGAGAAGAGACTATGAAGTCTATAAACACACTAATCCCTGACATATACAATGTTATGGAGTCTAAGCAGTACGATGGTGACTTGAACTCTATTGCAATGCAGGCAGGCAGGGAAGTAGAAGATGCAATCAAAGATGCATTCACACCAAGAGAAGACAGCAGAGGTTTGCGTATGTCTGGTATAGGTAGGTGTGAAAGAGCACAGTGGTACAGCTACAAAGGACACACCCCTGAACCAATCAAGGGTGAGGTATACCTGACTTTCTTACAAGGTCATGTACTAGAGGCTGTGCTTGTGGCTTTGATTAAACTGTCAGGACATACAGTAACAGACCAACAAAAGAAACACATCCTTGAAGGTGTGCATGGCTCTCAAGATTGTACAATTGATGGTGAGTTAGTTGACATCAAGACAGCAAGTGCTTGGTCTTGGGAAAACAAATTCAAAGAGTCAGGCATAGCTGACGATGCGTTTGGTTACATCAAGCAACTGTCTGCTTATGGTAAAGGAGACAAGAGAAAGAAAGGATACTTCCTTGCTTTGAATAAAAACAAATCAACACTTAAGTTATGTGAGCAAGAACTAGAGAAAGACATAGACACTTACATCGTTGACTTGAAAGCTAAGATGGAATCAGACACACCACCTATGAGACTGGCTAACGCTACAACTTGGAACAAAGCTAAGACAGAAGAGAAGTTATGCATGACATGTGCGTTCTGTGGGTTTAAAGAAGATTGCTTTGGTAGTTTAGAAGCTAGGCCTATACCGTCTGGTAAAATAACTAATTACTTTGTAACAAACGGAGCCGACTTTTGAAACAACTACCAGAACTAAAGGCATACATCGCATCGACATATGATGTGTGCCTTATATGTGACGAACTAGAAATTGAACCTCAAGAATTACTAGATGCTTTTGAAAAAAGACTGATAGAAAAACAAGATAGATTTCTTGAGGACTTTGAGGAGAGTGAATGGATTACCTAACACTTAGCTTAACATTCATATTGCTTGGTGCTATTGCTATATACTTTACGCATAAGCAAGCATATGAAAAAGGAATTACAACTGC